TCACCCTGTTTTTGTGTTGACGATCACCCAATCTTTTCCTCTGTCATCATTATATTTGTCTGTCATTTTTCTTGATTTATGGCCGAGTAATTTTTGCGTGTCGACACCTTGTTCTCTGTACAAGCGTTCTGATAATGATCTCTGTTCGTGAAAAGTGGGTGGGGATCCCTTATCCCATTTCAGTCCACTTCTGTCACGTGCTTTTTTGAATGTTGAAGTTAAAGAACTGGTTGAAACCTGATCACCGCGGTTTGCTTGTGAGGTGGTATGTCTGAAATGCACAAGATATTTACTGATGACTGCATCCCGGCATTTAGATACAACGTCCCGAAGAGTTAAACCCAGCGCTTCACATTTCAAGTCCAATGGTATGGCTAAACGCGATCCTGTTTTTTCCTGTTCGACATGGAGCATATCGTCCCATATGTCTTTAAACTTCATGTTACAGATATCGCCCAAACGCTGACCTGTTATTATCGCGAGCAACATTCCACACTGGAGGTATGGTTCTTGCTTTTCGGCAGCTTCATAAATAGTTTTCCACTCTTCCAGAGAAAGACGCTGACGAGTGACTTTGTTTCTCGGCTGCTTGGTCGCCAGGGCAGGGTTATAGCCTGGAGGGACATGACCGTTATGTTGCGCTTCTTTGAATACATCAATCAAAACCATGCGAACAACTTGCGCCATACGATTATGGCCTTCAGCCTTAACTGCATCCGTTATCTCAGAGATATCCAATGCGGAAATATCTTTCAAATATTGCATACCGCAATGTTCGCGAAATAACCTGACTGGTTTTGCTTTCTGTCGATAAGAATTAGGTCTGAGTTCACGGTGTTTTAACCGTTCGTCCTGAATTTCAATATACTTATCAATCCACTCAGTGACAGTAATGTCCGTTCTTCTGCCTTTCATTCTGGCAAGACGGTCGTTAACACTAAGAACCTGCCTGGTTCTTTGTTCTGCAATTATCGTGTTCGCTTCGGATGCAACCTTTTTAGCTTCCACTTCATCAGTACCCAAGCTGTGAAAGCGTCCGGAAACAGGATGTTTATATTGCCAATAAATCTTGCCCGTCCGCTTATCTAGCTTGCAGTATAGATTCGGAATTGAAATTTTGTGAGAACGTGGTCTAGCAGCCATCTGCAATAATCCGTTGTAATCTTGGACTGGCGTTTGCCGGAATTTTCGGTTCGGCAAGCGTACCAACAAATCGAGCATTACGGTCTACCATCCAGTAACGACCTACTTTAACAGCTGGAGGTATCATCATTTTGCCTTTAGCGTATTTCTTAAGGATACGCTCACTTGGTGCTTGCGCTCCGAACTCCTCATTGGCCCAGTCGAGTAAGGGGATCATTCGTGACATTTATTTTTCTCCACAAAGCCCGGCTGCACCCGGGCTGTAACATCAAATATCAGTGCTGGTGGTCGGTATTAATATCAGCCGCCTTCAACGCGCTCCCACCAACGTCTTGATCTGATTGCCTTCACTACAGACTCTTTATCTTTTTATGCAGCACATTGGCGTAGCTCCATCAGTTCATTAAAGCGGGCCATAAACAGGCCGAAAGCCTGACTGGGGCGAAGCGGGTAGATTTCGAATAAATCTGTCGGGGGGATACCTTCCAGTATTACCCAGGGAATACTGTCATCAATATCCAGATCGCGGCGTTCAGTTGCCAGCATGGTCAGATCTGCATACTTCACTACGCTGGCTTCTTCCAGTGGCAAGCCAAACTTAAAGCGGATCAGTTGATCGGTACGTTTCTCAATCTCGCGATAATCAGGCAGTAACGCTTTTAATGGGGCAGGGATATCCTGGCAATACGCTTCGGCTGCGTCGTGCATCAGGGCTTCAAAGGCAAACTCCGGTGATACAAGCTGGCTGCACAGTACGGAATGCTGCGCCACGCTATAAAATTCAGGGAGATGTCCGGAGAAGCGGCAAATATTGGAAAGCGCCACTGCGATATCTTCAATATCAATGTCGTCAATAGTTGCGCTGAGATAATCAAATTGTTTACCTGAAAGTGTTTGAATAAAACTCATCGTTGGTTCTCCTTATAATTTATTTCGCGCTGCACCGCGTGAATTTTGGTTGTGCGAATCCCTCGCCGAGTGGCGATAATTAACAGAATTACGCTTCAATAAATCCCCGCGGCGCCGGGGATTTAATGCAGAGCAATTACGCTTTAAAGTTACCGATGAACGTTTCTACTGATTCACCGTCGAATTTGCTGATCAGCAGGTCGCGGAATTCATTGGCGATCGCTTCTTCCTGCGCTTCCAGTTGTACGATACGCAGAACAAAGCGAGGTTCATCACCGGTCAGCAGGCTGTTGCGGAGGCTGAACGCACGTTCTCCGAGACCCTCGTTCGGAACACATTTGAACTCAAAAGCCACCGGCATAACGTCTTTGCTGCTGGCCTCAATGCTTTGCATAAGGGATTTCTTACCGCTGAAATCGCCATCTTCATGATCCTGCTGGGTTGCCTGTTGGATCGTAATGCGGCGAACAGCCTGGGCAGCCTGTGAAATCTGCATTGTGTTACCGTCAGAATCGAACGCCAGGAGATAATCGCTCCAGTCTTCAAGCCATTCGGCGATCTGTTTTTGTTTCAGGCGTTCCCCGTTGATCTGGAGCAGGGCGCGGAATGGTGCAGTCTGTTTCAGCGTGATAGAAGCAACGTTGTCTGCATGACCGGGGTTATCCAGCGTACCAATATTGAAAACTGAGCGAGCTGTCATATGGTCAGCATCAATAAAGCAGCGTGCTTTTTCGGTTGCACTGGCATAGCCCTTTGAATAACGAACAAAGTCTTCAATGCTGGTGGTAGTCATGGCGCCGCGGAAGCGGAAACGCTCCAGAGCAAAGCGTTCGAGGCTTTCAACACCTGTCCCGGCAGGCAATAATGCTGTCGGGCAAGCCAGCCCCTGAATATCGTTCAGGTGATAGCCAGAAAGAACCAGGTCTTTTACCTGCTGAAAAGTGCCGCTGTCTAACTGAGACATAAAAATTCCTTATTAACTAATGATCGAAGTGGTGGCAGTGAATTGGTTAGCTGCGGTTCACTGAGCCGCTTTAAGCTTTCCGTCAGTAGTGCCTTTAATACTGAACAGTTGACCCTGATCTTCCTGCAGTATGGTGAGCTTTCCGCCCTTGTTTACCCACATTGGGGTTTCTGTTGTGTCCTCTTCTGACGCTTTACCGCGCGGCGTCGGAGTGCTGTACTGCAGCTTGTGTTTAATTTTGACGCGCTTCTCTTCGACTGAATTTCCCATGCGCTCAAAATCAAAGGTGAGGACTACCTTGCCTTTATTGCCGTTATTCAGAACGCCTAATCCGACAGTATTCAGCGCTGCCGCGATTTTGTTCATGAACACGCCGGCATCCAGTTCGCCCAGAAAGTCGGGCACTACGGTCATGCGGTCATCATTCATCGTTAACCCCTCAAGATGGCGGTTGCCACCGCCAGTTGGTTTCTCCACAAAACAGAAAAGAGCACCTGCTGTAACAGCTTTCCGGGTGGATTGGGTAATGAGCCCGTCGCGCGGAGATGCTCTTTTCTGTTGTGTAAAAAGGTCGGCGTCACGGCAGAACACTGTCGCCTTCCTCCTGTTGTTGGAAGAGCCGGACGCCGACAAGACTTCACACAGCAATAACGTTGTGGTGCCGGGTGCCTCCCGGTATCTGGCGAAGGTTGCACGCCAGACGGGTGCTTAACTACAGAGGATCGACTGTCAGCTTCAACCTTACCCGCGTGCGCTGAGCCGCATTCACCACAACGATAAGAGTTCTCTCTCTTAACAGAAGCGCTTTACCGCGCGGAAAAACTCTTATCTGTTGCTCTCCTGAAAAAGCTGGCGGTTTCCGCTAACGTAATGGAATGGGCCGCCAGAATATCGCTTGCACTGGCTACAGGTATCTTCGGGCGGGGCACCGATGACCAGTCGGTACAACCCCTACGGTATTTACACTCCGACGCCGTGGGTTAAACGGCTCCGTGTTGTCGGCTGAGTTATCTGTTGCTGGTGGTCAACCCAGTTCCGCAACCCCTCCCGAAGACACCTTTCAGCGAATCATCCGGTCATTCGTATGCCACCGGCGGCTACTTCGTGGGCGTCCTGCCTGTTCGCTGCTCTATGAATGCAAATTACATTTAAATTGCACATTGCGCAAGTATAAAATTGCGATATATGCAATTTTGAGTCAAAAAAAAGCCACCATAATGGTGGCCTTGTCGACGCTTTCTATTAATTGTGTCGTTTGAGTGACTGCGTCTGGCTTATCAGAACCTTGCCAAAAACGCCGAACCTGCACTCGTTGTCTTTGGTAATACTCCATTCCCTGTAGTTAGTGTTATCAGATATCACCAATAATTTATCGGGGATCATCTGCAGCCTTTTTACGTATATTTTATCATCAAAGCCAAAGACATAGATGCCATCACCATCGAACTGGTTGATGCTTATATCGACAAAAATAAGATCTCCCGGTTCAATTGTTGGCACCATGCTGTCACCGCGCACGTTAATCACTTTAAGCTCAGAGGCAGGGCGCCCGCCAAACATAGCTAATGCTTTGTCCTTGTTATATTCGATAGCATGGATTACATCGATAACATCACCGCCCTGAATGAGTCCATTACCGGCGCTTGCACTGACATCCAGTATCTCGATACGGAACAAATCCTTCACGTTAGCTGAATCCTTCCTCATATCACTGTGTTTACATACAGTATTACCTTTTGGGTCTGAGGTAAAGAGTTCTGCTATATCAACACCTAAGCAGTCAGCCAGCCTAGAAAGTGTTTGTTCGGTAAATTGCTTTTGCTTGCCAGTCTCCAGACGAGAGATGTTTGCGGCATCCACGCCGATGGCTTCTGCTAGCTCAGCAATTTTCATGTTCTTCGCGCGGCGAAGTTGTCTGACACGGTTTCCTATATTCATGCGTTCATTACATTAATTTTTTGCGCATTGTGCAAATCAACTTGCGCAAGTTTGCTGTATGAAATAACATGCGATATACGCAAAAGAAGGAGGTTTTATGCAATCACCATTGAGAAAATTGCGGAAATCGCATGGTTATACGTTACAGCACGTCGCTAAAGGGGTTCAGGTTGATCCTGCAACATTAAGCCGGGTTGAAAGATGCGAGCAGGCTCCTTCAACAGAGCTTGCTGAGCGCCTGGCTCAATTTTACGCCGGAGAAATTAGCGAGATGCAAATTTTGTATCCAAACAGATATCAGCTTAGTGATTCGGCGATTTGACCGCCACCACAGCAGAAGGAGTAGATCCGTGGGACATGAACCTGAATGGAAAGTTGAAAAGCAGCCCCGCTGGTTGGTGGCTGCGATTAAAAAGACGATTTCCAGTCTGCATGGCGGTTATGAAGAAGCTGCGGAATGGCTGGATGTCACCAAAGATGCTCTGTTTAACCGCCTGCGTACTGGTGGTGATCAGATCTTCCCGATTGGGTGGGCGCTGGTACTGCAACGTGCCGGAGGAACCTATCACCTGGCACATTCAGTAGCCAGGGCATCAGGTGGCGTTTTTGTTCCGCTGGCAGATATGGAAGAAGTGGATAACGCAGATATTAATCAGCGCCTGCTGGAAGCGATTGAGCAGATCACCAGTTATTCCCAGCAAATCAGGGTGGCTATCGAAGATGGCGTTATTGAGCCACATGAAAAAGCCGTGATTGATGAGGAGTTGTATCAGGCGATAGCAAAGCTGCAACAGCATTCGACACTGGTATACAGGGTTTTTTGCGCGCCAGAAAAGGGTGACGCCCGCGAGTGTGCAGCTCCGGGCGCCGTGGCGTCAAATTTTATGGAGAAAACCAACGCATGAACAGTTTAACGGTAAATAACCGTTTGTCGCAACAACCGGGGATGTATGAGTACCGGCCGTTGCGTCATGAATGCAGATTACCAAATAGCCTGGTCGTGCGTAACCACAGGGAACACAGCCTGACCGTGGGGGATGAATCGTGCAGGAACTTAACCGCTGGTTTCGTGATGGAAGGGGACTTTATGTCCATGTCATTCGCTGGGAACCAGAAACTGAGCGAGTTATCTATCTGCGCAAGGGCTATCCGCATGAGTGTTTTAGCCCTTTGTGGAAATTCAGGCGTGATTTTGTTGAGTGTGAAGCGCCAGGAACACATTGATTCTGCAATTCCGGGACGTTACACTGTTCAGGCACCTTATAAAGCGGGTGCCGGGATTGGCGTCCTGGAATTGATCAAGGCGATATATGACGCGCCAGCGTCTTTTTTATCGTCCGCGTTTGCCCATATCAAAATTATGGTGGGCTGGGCGGGGGCATCGAAAGATGCGCCGGTTTCCTTGATCGCCGGTTACGCCAACCCTGCTCAGTTCACCACCAGTGAAATTGGCGTTTCCGGTGGTGGAAGTTCTTCACTGATCAAGGAGGCGGCCAACATGGCTACAGTCCCAGCCCTCGCACAACCTAAAATTAATGTTATCAACGGCCAAGCTGTTACTTCCTCACTGGCTATTGCAAACTATTTCACAAAACGCCACGACGATGTATTGAAAAAAATACGTGCGCTTGAATGTTCTCCAGAATTCAGCGCCCGCAATTTTGCGGGGGCTGAATATACCGATGATCAAGGTAAACTACGTCCCTGCTATAACATTACCCGCGACGGCTTTGCTTTCCTTGCTATGGGCTTTACGGGCAAACGCGCCGCCCAGTTCAAAGAGGCATACATCAATGCCTTTAACCAGATGGAGAAACAACTTTCAACTCCATCGGTGCTGAGCGATGCAGCACATAATGCCAGCGTTCTATATTCCTACATTTCATCCATTCATCAGGTCTGGTTACAGCAGCTTTATCCCATGCTGGAAAAAGCGGAATCTCCGCTGGCTGTCAGCCTGTACGACCGCATCAATGACGCTGCGGCGCTTGCGAGCCTTATCAATATGACACTGAACCGTTCAGAGGTAAGGGGGCGCAAATGATCCGGAATATTTTTAAACGGTTCACCAGCCAACGTTTTCATTGCCCTCGTCCAGGACAGTGGTACAGCACACCAGAAGGGTACGTTCTGCGTATTAGCCTGGTCGATCGCGAATGTCAGAAGGTTGTCTGTGAGCCTCTTGGGCGTAATTACCGCGTCAACATGCCTCTTATTGCCTTTCGTTCCGGCAAAAACATGAAGCATCTCGGAGGTGCTGCATGAGCACTAAATTAACAGGCTATGTATGGGATGCCTGTGCAGCTTCGGGAATGAAATTATCCAGTGTGGCTATCATGGCTCGCCTGGCTGATTTCAGCAATGACGAAGGGGTCTGCTGGCCATCCATTGAGACAATTTCTCGTCAGCTTGGGGCCGGGGTAAGTACAGTCAGAACGGCGATAGCAAAACTGGAAGCTGACGGCTGGTTATCACGTAAAGCCAGACGTCAGGGAAACCGTAATGCCTCCAATGTTTATCAGCTAAATGTGGCAAAGCTGCAGGCGGCTGCATTTGCTCACCTGTCAGATCCTGACCAGTCAAAATCTGACCCATCAAAATCTGACCCATCAAAATCTGACCCATCAAAATCTGACCCGTCGAAATCTGGCAAAAACGGCGGTTTTGACCCGTCAGAATCTGGCGGGGATCCGTCAGTAAAATCAAAACAAGATCCACAAGTTAATAAAACCCCTTCTTGTCCGGACGCTTCGCAACCGGACCAGCAGATGACAGACCAGGAGTTTTTAACCCGTCATCCGGATGCCGCTGTGTTGAGCCCTAAAAAGCGTCAGTGGGGAACGCAGGACGATTTGACCTGTGCTCAGTGGATCTGGAAAAAAATCATCGCCCTGTACGAACAGGCCGCGGAGAGTGACGGCGAGCTGGTTCGTCCGAAGGAACCTAACTGGACCGTCTGGGCAAATGAAATTCGCCTGATGTGTGCTCAGGACGGGCGTACCCACAAACAGATCTGCGAAATGTACAGCCGGGTCAGCCGTGATCCGTTCTGGTGCCGTAACATTCTCAGCCCCTCAAAGCTCCGGGAAAAGTGGGATGAATTGTCATTGCGTTTGTCCACGCCCATCGGCGGACGTTTCGAAAACCGTGAAGATCCAATGTTCAAATCCAGCTACGGGAATGTGGATTACAGCCAGATCCCGACAGGGTTCAGGGGGTGATATGAGTCTTATGGGAGACGTTCAGAAATTCATTGAATCCCATCCGGGATGTACTTCCAGCGATATAGCGAATGCTTTCGCAGATTTCCCGCGTAAAAGCGTCCTGCAGTCGACAAGTAAGTTACGCCAGTGCAGGCGTGTTGCTCATCGCTTTGAAGGTAAAACTCGCAGGCATTTTGCTCTTGAGACAGACATACAGCCGGATCAGGAGCCAGATATCGGGACTAAACCTGTGCGGAGCTGTTATGTCGGAACCAACGACCCGCAGGTGATTATGCATCTGATACGTCAGGCAGAAACACTGGAGTCGGGAGGGTTGTTCCGTCGTGCAGCTACGGTATGGATGGAGGCATTCCGGGAGAGTCATATCCCGTCGGAACGTAGCGCCTTTCTGGCGCGCCGTGAACGGTGTTTGCGGAAGAGCAGAAAGTATGTTGCATCAGGTAGTGAGTGGTATCTGTCAGGGAATTATGTGGGGTCTTAATGAGCAATAAATATTGCCAGGCGCTGGCAGAACTGCGCAGCAAATCAGCACACGAACTGAAAGAAGTCGGCGATCAGTGGTGCACGCCGGACAACATTTACTGGGGCATAAATGCCATGTTTGGTCCGTTTGTTCTCGATCTTTTCTCGGACGATGAAAACGCCAAATGTGAGGACTATTACACAGCGGAAGATAACGCGCTGGCGCATGACTGGGCGGATCGTCTGGCTGAACTCAACGGGGCCGCTTTTGGTAATCCTCCTTACAGTCGCGCCAGCCAGCATGAAGGGCAATACATCACAGGTATGCGATACATCATGAGGCATACCAGCGCTATGCGGGATAAGGGCGGGCGCTATGTTTTCCTGATCAAAGCTGCCACCAGCGAAGTATGGTGGCCGGAAGATGCAGACCATATCGCGTTTATTCGTGGCCGAATTGGTTTCGAACTGCCGGCATGGTTTACCCCGAAAGATGAAAAACAGGTGCCTACCGGCGCTTTCTTTGCGGGGGCGATCGCTGTATTCGATAAAACCTGGAAAGGGCCAGCGATCAGCTATATCGGGCGTGATGAGCTTGAAGCAGGTGGCGAAGCGTTTCTGGCGCAGATCCGCCGCGAAGCGAAACGCCTGGTCGGGAAGATGGCGGCATGAAGCTGACCCTGCCATTTCCGCCGAGCGTGAACACTTACTGGCGTCATCCCAACAAAGGGCCGTTTGCCGGAAAGAACCTGATAAGTGTGGCGGGACGCAAATTCCGGAGCGCAACGTGTGCCGCCATCATTGAGCAACTTCGCCGACTGCCGAAACCGACATCAACCCATGCAGCGGTAGAAATCATCCTGTATCCGCCAGATAAGCGGATCAGGGATTTGGACAATTACAACAAAGCGCTGTTCGACGCACTGACTCACGCAGGAGTCTGGGAGGACGACAGCCAGGTAAAGAGAATGCTGGTGGATTGGGGACCAGTTTTCCCGAAGGGGAAGGTAGAAATCACGATCACGAAATTTGAAACAGGGGCGGGTGCAGCCGCCTGAAAATGGAGAAAGAAGCATGAATAATTTAATGGTCATTGATGGTATCGAAGTTCGCCGCGACGTTCATGGGCGCTATTGTCTTAACGATTTGCACCGGGCTGCGGGTGGAGAGCAGAAATACCGTCCGAAGTACTGGCTTGATAATAAGCAAACCCGTGAACTGATTGAGCAACTTTTCACCGAGGGCGGAATTCCATCCTCGGAACAAAATCAATCAGTTAGCTTTTTTCAGGGCGGTAGAGATACCCAAAATTTGGGTATCGCTCCAGTAAATACTGTTCGCGGTGGTGCTGAACAAGGTACATACGTATGCAAAGAACTGGTATTTGCTTATGCAATGTGGATCAGTCCGTCTTTCCATCTCAAGGTGATCCGCACGTTCGATCGGATTACCAGTGCGCCACAAACATCTTCTGGTATGGCTGCCGATAAGATGCAGGCGGGGGTGATTCTGCTGGGTTTTATGCGTAAAGAGTTAAACCTGTCCAATTCATCGGTACTGGGCGCGTGCCAGAAACTCCAGGAGGCAGTGGGACTACCTAACCTGGCGCCACAATATGCCATTGATGCTCCGGCTGGCGCGCCGGATGGTTCAAGCCGCCCGACACTGGCACTGAGCGCGCTGTTAAAACAGCATGGTATCCGGATGACGGCTAATCAGGCGTATCAGCAGTTAGCAAAGCTGGGTGTTGTTGAACATCGTGAGCGTTACAGTCGCTCCGCGATTAACGGCATTAAAAAATTCTGGTCGCTGACGGCGAAAGGCTGCATGTTCGGCAAAAACATCACCAGCCCGGCAAACCCTCGCGAGACGCAACCGCATTTCTTCGAATCCAAACTCCCTGAGCTGCTGAAGCTGCTCGATACCGTTCATTGAGGTGATCGTGAGAGCGTTACTGACCCCTGAAATTGCTCCTCGTATGGGCGTTGTATTGTTCAGGCCGGGATCGGAACTGATGCCCCTGTTTATGCAGGGGCGTGTTCTGCTTGAACCAGAGCCGGAACAATATTCATCTTTCGCCAGCGGCGCGGTCCCGGCGGTATCACAGCCGCTGGCGGATGACCCTGCTGTTCGTGATGTGTTCCGTAATGAGTCGGTTATTTATCGTGCTGGTGGTCTGGATAGTCTGGAAAGCTGGCTACTCCGGGGGAATGTCTGTCAGTGGCCGCATTCCGACTGGCACAGCGAGAACATGACAACAATGCGACACGCTCCGGGCGCAATCCGTCTGTGCTGGCACTGCGATAACCAGCTGCGCGATCAGTTCACGGAATGGCTGGAATCAATGGCAACGGATAACTGTGCCCGCTGGGTGTTGTCTGTTGTGCGTCGGGATCTCGGTTTTGATGACAGTCACGTTGTGACAATGCCGGAACTGTGCTGGTGGCTGATTCGTAATGACCTGGCGGATGCCTTACCGGAAAGTGCAGCCCGTAAGGCACTGAGATTACCGAAGCCTGTTGTGCCGTCTGTCACCCGGGAAAGTGACCTTGTGCCTTCGGTTCCTGCCACCAGCATCATCCAGGATAAGGCGAAAAAGGTGCTGGCGCTGAAAGTGGATCCGGAGTCGCCGGAGTCTTTTATGTTACGCCCAAAACGTCGCCGCTGGGTTAATGAAAAGTACACGCGCTGGGTTAAGACACAGCCGTGTGCATGTTGTGGAAAGCCTGCTGATGATCCCCACCACCTGATAGGTCACGGTCAGGGGGGAATGGGAACAAAAGCGCATGACCTCTTTGTGTTGCCTTTGTGCAGAAAGCATCACGACGAGCTGCATGCGGATACCGTGGCATTTGAAGAGAAGTATGGCTCCCAGCTGGAGCTGATATTTCGTTTTATCGATCGTGCGCTGGCAATTGGCGTGCTGGCCTGATTTTGTGGAGAAAGTTGATGCGTGATATGTATGAAGTGATGGATCGTTGGGGAGCTTGGGCTGCTTCAGACAATAGCGGAGTGGACTGGCAACCGGTAGCCGCTGGCTTCAAGGGGCTTTTACCTCATGGCAAAAAGTCCCGGATTCAGTGTGATGATGATGAGGGGCTCATGATCGATGGGTGCGTAGCTAGATTAAGAAAGTACAAACCAGAAGAGTATGAGTTAGTTATAGCCCATTTTGTGGTAGGGATTTCATTGCGAGCCATTGCTAAGAAGAGAAAGTGTTCGGATGGGACTATCAGGAAAGAGTTGCAAACATCGCTTGGTTTCATTGAAGGCATTGTTTGCACTCTTGCCTTTTAACTATTCTTAACTGTCTTCTAGTTATATTGGGCGCTTTGAATTCGATTTAAAGCGTCTTCCACTTATTCCAGAAATCCAAATGTCTTCCTCAAGAAAGTCAAGAAGGGCTTTTATTTCTTTTTTTGATGAAGGCATGACAATTTTCTCAACACCGCCAACTATTATGGTTTGTAAGGGGAAATTGACTTTAGCAGCTTCGGATTTAAACTTTGACATATTTTGGGGTGTTAGCATCCCAGTCTGATTTATTAGTGTTACTTTATTTCTTATCACTGTATCTGCAACGGATTTTAGATCAAAACCTTGGGGAGTAGAAAATACACTAAGTTGACTAAATGCATTAAGTTCTTGGTCAGTAGCAGCAGAAAAATAGGACGACATGTCAAAAATGCTTCTTAGATTAAAGAAACTCTTAAATCGTATTGTATCATTGATAATTATTGCAACTAGTTTATCATCAACATTAAAACCGATGCTATTAGCTTTACTAAAGGTAGTTTTGCTTGCAAAAAGCTTTCCAAAGAATGATTTTGAGGTATCTAAGATTTGTTTTTTGTTGAAAGTTTGTAGCGCAATAATATTGGGGTTTGCTGGCGCGTCAACACCAACAAATAATGCTTTAATATAACCAATATCAATTTGGCTGGGATCCCAGACAGGCACGGCGGTAGGCCTATTGACTGCGTCAATCAGGCGTGCAGAATCAGTAAAGTTTTGTATTTCAAAACACTCACTATGTTTTGGTGTATAACCGGCATAGAATGGTATCATATTGTTATGATGACTTTCAAAATATTGACGCTGTTGTTGGAAAATGGCCGTAACAGAAGTACTTGCTGTTGCATCAAGTTCGACTCTAACAATTCTCGTTGCAATTGTATTATCTATTACTGCAAAAAGTGCCATGGTTATTATCCTTTAACATGTAGAAATGTGTAGTCTGTTAATTGAATAACTGTAAATTTGATATCTTTAATATCAGTAATGACTGATTTAGAAATCAATACAAAACCTACGCCGGTGTCATCTTCAGCTTCGTAAAATTTATAACCGATAAGTGACAATACTGGGTTAAAGTTATAGTTCTCGGAAAAGCTGATGTAAAATAACAATGACAAATAAAAGAATAACGCATATGCTTTATTTTCAGCAATAGAGTCTGTTCCTAGGAGAGGGAATAAATAGCTTAAGAAATAATTAGTTACTTCTTTGTTAGCGGGAGAAACTGAACTAATATTTTTTGTCAGAGGTTCAAGTTGTTTCTCAGCATATTGAATCAGGCCTATTGCTAATAACCAACTTGCTATGCCAACGCATAAGCTATATTGCATCAGCCAAACCGTATCTTTTACATATCCAATAAAAAATAGAGTTGCGCAAACAGGTGCAATTGAGCTGGCTGTTAATAATAAGCGTGCTAATTTGTTCATCATGATATCCTTTGTACTGTTTATGCATACAGCACTTTACATCATGTACTCCAAAGTATCTATCTTGTGAAGAATCTTACACTAAATACTACAGAAAAAGTTAACGCGTACGCAAAAAGTATTATATCGTGTTAAGAGTGGTTACTTCGCCACACAGCTTAAACCCGCCGTCGAGCGGGTTTTGTCGTTTCTGGGCCTGGGATTCGTTGGGCCTGGCCTATCCCGCAGTTATCGATTGGCTCGGCTTCTTTTACGTTTCCGCTTCTGATTTGCGGTACGTGGTATTCCCTCAATTTGCACCTGCTGTATCAGCGAGGTGAGAGATAACTACAAATGCCTCATAACCCAAATACCTGGCCTGATTTACTTGAATTGTTACAGAGCTGGTGGCGTGGAGACACACCGCTGGGCGCAGTCATTATGTCGATTGTTATGGCTGGTTTGCGCATCGCCTATTTTGGCAGTGGTGGCGGCTGGAAGCGAAAAATGCTCGAGATTTTGCTCTGTGGCGCTCTGACACTGACCTTTGCATCTGCTCTTGAGTATGTCGGATGGCCTAAATCGCTTTCTGTTGCCATTGGCGGTGGGGTTGGGTTGATTGGCGTCGATGCCATTCGCGGTGCGGCAATGAGAGTAATCGGTAACAAATTTGGTGGCTCTAAGGAGTAATTCATGCTGACACTAAATTCTCAACGTAAAGCTTTCCTTGCTATGGTGGCATGGTCAGAAGGAACGGATAATGGGCGACAACCGACACGTAACCACGGTTATGACGTTATTGTCGGTGGTGAACTCTTTACTGATTACTCCGATCACCCTCGCAAACTTGTCACGCTAAATCCGAAACTCAAATCAACAGCAGCCGGACGTTACCAGCTTCTTTCCCGTTGGTGGGACGCTTATCGTAAGCAGCTTGGCTTGAAAGACTTCTCTCCAAAAAGCCAGGATGTAGTGGCATTGCAGCAGATTAAAGAGCGTGGCGCTTTACCGATGATTGACCGCGGTGATATTCGTCAGGCAATTGATCGTTGCAGCAATATCTGGGCGTCTTTACCCGGTGCAGGTTACGGTCAGTATGAACATAAAATCGGTGACCTGATTGCCCGGTTTAAAGAGGCTGGTGGGGTGGTAAATGAAGTTTAGCTATAAGCTGGTTATCGCTGCATTCTTCTTTACTGTCATCGGTTCTTTCATCTGGTCTGCCAACCACTACTACAGCAAATATCAGCACGAAAAGAAACGTGCTGATGAGGCTGTACAAAATGCCAAATCGGCAACTGTCATTACCAATAACGTCCTGCAATCACTGCAAATCGTCAATACAGTTTTGGAGGCTAGCGCCGTCGCTGAACCGGGTACATCAGAGAGCGGATGAACTGATGGCTGAAATTGACCCGGCCAGAACTACGGAGCTCATAGACCGTTATGAACATCTGTATGGACTGCCTGACTCCTGTGCACCGGAAGGCGTGCAGACATTACAGCAGCGCCAGCAACGGCTGGATGCAAAGGCAAATGTTGCCGGTGGTATAAACGAGAGGTTTTATCGGGAACAGCTTGATGCCCTGGGGTATACCGCTGCCACCATTGAGCAGTTTCAGAATCTCGACAGTACACCCGATCCTGAATGGGGGGAATTCTGGCGTTACTACTGGCGTGTGAATATTCCGGCTGATGCGAACATCAGCTGGCAGACCTGTACAAGCACCTGCGATTCTGCGATCAGAACGTGGGGCGATACTGTTGCTGAATGTGTGATTGATAAGCTTTGTCCATCGCATACGGTTGTCGTTTTTGCTTATCCGGAAGGAAAAGAGAATGCACAGAATTGATACGCCCACCGCGCAAAAAGATAAATTTGGTCAGGGAAAAAACGGATTTACGAATGGTGATCCCGCCACGGGCCGCCGCGCAACGGATCTCAACAGTGATATGTGGGATGCAGTCCAGGAAGAGGTCTGTACTGTTATTGAAGCCGCCGGCATACCACTCAGTAAAGGCGAACATACGCAGCTTCACGCCGCCATTGGCAGGCTGATCGACGAACAGGTTAAAACCCGTCTTGAAAAAAAACAGAATGGCGCGGACATCCCGAATAAGCCGCTGTTTCTCCAGAACGTTGGTTTAGGCGAAACGATAAATCGTGCCGCCGATGCGTTACAAAAATCACAGAACGGTGCAGACATTCCTGACAAGCCGCTGTTTGTACAAAATATCGGTTTAAAAGAAACCCTGAACCCGACAAAACGCGTGAGTATCGGCAATATTGGAACCGGCGTTTTTGACGGCAGCACACCGTGTATAAATATCGGTGACAGTGACAGTGGATTTATCGGCAGCGCGGATGGCGTACTGGATATTTACTGTAACAGTGCCAAAGTGGGTTATATCGATGGCAACGGATTACACATGCTCACCGATATTCATTTCGATAATGCGCGCATGACCACTAATGGGGACATTTTTAGTTCAGTGTGGGGGAATAACTGGCTGAGTATCTGGATTACTAATCAGCTAAATACCCGTGGAACGATTGACTGGATCAATAGTGAACTGGCAATTCGTGACAACAACATCAACACCCGCGCCACCATTGATTATGTTAACCAGACTTTCGCCCGTAAAAATACCGGCAGCATTCAGGACTGGGGCTGGATTCTGGACGACAGCACCGGATTTATAATGCAGTGGGGAACACTTGGTAACTCAAACGGAACCTACAATTTCCCGCGCGCTTTCCCTGTTGGTTGCTTTGCCGTTTTTGTAACCAATACCAACGCCCAGGGCACCCAGGTGGATAACGCATTCGGATACCCGGTGAGCAACAGTCAGTTTTTTGCCGCCACCAAGTCATCAGCAATAGCCAATATGGTCAATAATTTTCCTGTAGCCTGGTTTGCAATTGGGAGATAAATATCAATGAGCGATTATTATTACAGCTTTAAAGAAAAAGGTTTTTTCTGGCAACCGGATACCGAATCCGATAATTACCCTGACGATTTAATTCCCCTGACAGATGAGTATTATCGCGAGCTGATGCAGGGCCAGGTGGATGGAAAATATATCGAGCACAGGAAAGGCGGCCCGGTACTGGTTGAGCATCGCGAATATACACCTGAAGAGCTGGTTGCACAGGCTGAAGCCAGAAAAGCGGAACTTCTTGCTGAAGCTGAGTCAGTTATTGCGCCACTGGCGCGGGCGGTAAAACTGAAAATTGCTACAGATGAAGAAGTTAAACGGCTGGAAGCATGGGAACTTTATAGCGTAATGGTAAACCGTGTGGATACCTCAAATCCTGCCTGGCCGGAGAAACCAGCCAGTAGTTTATAATTTGTCAGGAAAGCTCAGGCCTTATTTATAGCAAATATGAAGAAGGCCTGTCTGTCATAACTGATATGGTTACTGGTTAGTATATTAAATTTATACTCAATAACCTCTACACATTTTAAACCAATCTTCAGGGAAGGGTATGCCAGCAGGCCAAAGATTACACCACTTTTGAGGCATTGGCTTAATTGTTTCTTCTTTTTTATGATCTTGAGAGTCTGCCGCTATTGTAAGAGCAGAATATAGTGAAGATGGTAATATTAAAATCATTGCTAAAAATACGCTCTTGACGTGTTTAATAATACGTTGCCTGTTAAATTTTGGCACACTATCCTTACGGTTACAGCATCCTTTACTATAGATATTAAACGTTATTCATTACCATCAGGTGAGTAAATAAAAACCATTTATAAAATATTTAACTTAAATAAAAATGATAAGCGCTATTATATTTTCTTTCCAATGTAAATTAATTCATGTGAAAGTTATTTCATGTGCTTTTTAAATCATGGCTGGCTCGCTCCCCCGGAGGAACAGGCCAGTTAACATTATCAGGAGTGTTTGTTATATCAATCAACTTCACTTCATTCTTGTAAGCCAGCCACACTGACAGTTTTGATCCTGTCCGTATATTGTGGACACAGCCTTAAGCGAGGTTCTGGTTTTCAAATTGCTCCGGACTGAGATCGCCGCAGACCCTGACGGTGCAGGCTGGACGCTATCGTTTTTACATTGTACCTCAGGCCCCAGGTTCACTTCCTCAGCAAGCCGGGGGCGCACCGTAGCGCTGTTTTGCCTGGCTGAAGGCCTCTCTTACGACATTATCGCAGTCCTGCCGGAACTGTTGGTGGGTATTAACGACTGCGCGCCTTGTTTGCCAATGCCGATTCCGAACTCATTCTGACGCCGATCATCATTGCCGTGTTGCTCGCGCCTGGTTTCAGCAAAAGCACCACGCTGGCTATACTGCATTTCTTTTTCCGCAGGGAGAAGTGAGTAAACGAGTATGGAAATGGAGCTTTCCCTATAATGGCGGCTGAAACTATTCATATGTCATGTATTGCAAATATCAAAGTGATAAATAAAGTTTCAACAGTCTATATTTTTTGTGAAAACGACTCGCTAAGGTGCTAACCCTATATGAGGGACTGATTGAACATCAGATATATCCCGGCTTATTTAATACTGTTTACTATGAGGGTAATAATATGTTTTCTCTTATTAAATGTATTAGTCGCGACTTGATCTGACATATGGCCTTGAAAGGTTGAGAGTTACCGGTTTTGATATGGGTGTCGAATCCTTATACAAAACACGAGGTAACTCTCATGCTTCATACTACCAATCCCGTCATCAAACACAAAGCCGGTTTGCTCAATCTGGCTGAAGAGCTCAGCAACGTGTCGAAAGCCTGTAAAATCATGGGCGTCTCGCGCGATACGTTTTACCGTTATCGTGAACTGGCCGATGAAGGCGGCGTTGATGCGCTGATAAATCGTAGTCGCCGCGTACCTAACCTTAAGAACCGTACCGATGAGGCAACTGAGCAAGCTGTTGTTGATTATGCCGTTGCGTTCCCGGCCCATGGTCAGCACCGAACTGCGCAAACAGGACGTTTTTATCTCCGGTAGTGATGTCCATTCCGTCTGGCTGCGCCACAACCTTGAGAACTTCAAAAAACGCCTGAAAGCGCTGGAAGAAAAAGTGGCCCGCGATGGCATTGAACTGACTGCCAGATCGCCGCGCTGGAGCGTAAAGCCAGTGATGATGAAGCCTGTGGTGAGATTGAAACCGTTCATCCGGGATATCTGGGGTCACAGGACACGTTCTACGTGGGCAACCTGAAAGGCGTTGGGCGAATCTATCAGCAGACGTTCGTTGATACATACTCGAAGGTGGCTCACTGCAAGCGCTATATCACCAAAACGCCGATTACAGCGGCTGATTTGCTGAATGATCGTGTACTGCCGTTTTATGAGTCTCAGGGCCTGCCGATGCTAAGGATACTGACAGACAGGGGTACAGAATATTGCGGCAAAGTGGAACATCATGATTATCAGCTTTATCTGGAGATAAATGACATCGAACACACGAAAACGAAGGCGATGTCCCCGCAGACCAATGGCATCTGCGAGCGGTTCCATAAAACGATACTGAACGAATTTTATCAGGTGACGTTCCGCAAAAAGTTATATGGCGATTTTGATACATTACAATCGGATCTTGATGAATGGCTGGTTCACTATAATAATGAGCGAACCCATCAGGGAAAAATGTGCTGTGGCCGGACGCCGATGGAAACGTTACTTGATGGAAAACGCATCTGGTCTGAGAAGAATTTAAGCCAGATGTAATCTGACAGATACCTGTATAAATAACCGGTAACTGTCAGATCAGGTCTGAGCTAATACAACTAATTGTATGTTATTTGTCGTTTATTGCTAAATATATATCGTTAATTGAAGGCTTGATGCGTGTGTCTGCGTTAATCTCTTTTCATTGTGCTGTAAATTAGGCAGTGGAATATGTTTAATATCCGCAATACACAACCTTCTGTAAGTATGCAGGCTATTGCTGGTGCAGCGGCACCAGAGGCATCTCCGGAAGAAATTGTATGGGAAAAAATTCAGGTTTTTTTCCCGCAGGAAAATTACGAAGAAGCGCAACAGTGTCTCGCTGAACTTTGCCATCCGGCCCGGGGAATGTTGCCTGATCATATCAGCAGCCAGTTTGCGCGTTTAAAAGCGCTTACCTTCCCCGCGTGGGAGGAGAATATTCAGTGTAACAGGGATGGTATAAATCAGTTTTGTATTCTGGATGCAGGCAGCAAGGAGATATTGTCAATCACTCTTGATGATGCCGGGAACTATACCGTGAATTGTCAGGGGTACAGTGAAGCACATGACTTCATCATGGACACAGAACCGGGAGAGGAATGCACAGAATTCGCGGAGGGGGCATCCGGGACATCCCTCCGCCCTGCCACAACGGTTTCACAGAAGGCAGCAGAGTATGATGCTGTCTGGTCAAAATGGGAAAGGGATGCACCAGCAGGAGAGTCACCCGGCCGCGCAGCAGTGGTACAGGAAATGCGTGATTGCCTGAATAACGGCAATCCAGTGCTTAACGTGGGAGCGTCAGGTCTTACCACCTTACCAGACCGTTTACCACCGCATATTACAACACTGGTTATTCCTGATAATAATCTGACCAGCCTGCCGGAGTTGCCGGAAGGACTACGGGAGCTGGAGGTCTCTGGTAACCTACAACTGACCAGCCTGCCATCGCTGCCGCAGGGACTACAGAAGCTGTGGGCCTATAATAATTGGCTGGCCAGCCTGCCGACGTTGCCGCCAGGACTAGGGGATCTGGCGGTCTCTAATAACCAGCTGACCAGCCTGCCGGAGATGCCGCCAGCACTACGGGAGCTGAGGGTCTCTGGTAACAACCTGACCAGCCTGCCGGCGCTGCCGTCAGGACTACAGAAGCTGTGGGCCTATAATAATCGGCTGACCAGCCTGCCGGAGATGTCGCCAGGACTACAGGAGCTGGATGTCTCTCATAACCAGCTGACCCGCCTGCCGCAAAGCCTCACGGGTCTGTCTTCAGCGGCACGCGTATATCTGGACGGGAATCCACTGTCTGTACGCACTCTGCAGGCTCTGCGGGACATCATTGGCCATTCAGGCATCAGGATACACTTCGATATGGCGGGGCCTTCCGTCCCCCGGGAAGCCCGGGCACTGCACCTGGCGGTCGCTGACTGGCTGACGTCTGCACGGGAGGGGGAAGCGGCCCAGGCAGACAGATGGCAGGCGTTCGGACTGGAAGATAGCGCCGCCGCCTTCAGCCTGGTCCTGGACAGACTGCGTGAGACGGAAAACTTCAAAAAAGACGCGGGCTTTAAGGCACAGATATCATCCTGGCTGACACAACTGGCTGAAGATGCTGCGCTGAGAGCAAAAACCTTTGCCATGGCAACAGAGGCAACATCAACCTGCGAGGACCGGGTCACACATGCCCTGCACCAGATGAATAACGTACAACTGGTACATAATGCAGAAAAAGGGGAATACGACAACAATCTCCAGGGGCTGGTTTCCACGGGGCGTGAGATGTTCCGCCTGGCAACACTGGAACAGATTGCCCGGGAAAAAGCCGGAACACTGGCTTTAGTCGATGACGTTGAGGTCTATCTGGCGTTCCAGAATAAGCTGAAGGAATCACTTGAGCTGACCAGCGTGACGTCAGAAATGCGTTTCTTTGACGTTTCCGGCGTGACGGTTTCAGACCTTCAGGCTGCGGAGCTTCAGGTGAAAACCGCTGAAAACAGCGGGTTCAGTAAATGGATACTGCAGTGGGGGCCGTTACACAGCGTGCTGGAACGCAAAGTGCCGGAACGCTTTAACGCGCTTCGTGAAAAGCAAATATCGGATTATGAAGACACGTACCGGAAGCTGTATGACGAAGTGCTGAAATCGTCCGGGCTGGTCGACGATACCGATGCAGAACGTACTATCGGAGTAAGTGCGATGGATAGTGCGAAAAAAGAATTTCTGGATGGCCTGCGCGCTCTTGTGGATGAGGTGCTGGGTAGCTATCTGACAGCCCGGTGGCGTCTTAACTGAGCACGATATTCACCGCACCAGGCGAATGTGGTGCGGTGAACAAAGATATTCCTGGACAAACAACATCAGACAGCACTGATGATGCACAGGTGAAACAGGGGAGACTTCTTCAGTCAGGGCGTAGCGCAACTCAACCTTTTCGACGATAACGCGCCGCGCGCCGATAGTGCGAAGTTGATGGAAGTACTGGACCATCTTAATGCAAAAGACGGGAAGGGGACGCTGTACTTCGCCGGGTAGGGGATGTCGCAACAGTGGGCTATGAAGCGAGAAATGCTTTCACCTCGGTATACGACCAGATTTTCCGATCTGCCAATAGTCAGGTAACGGGTTTGATCAGCTCTTCCCCTTGATTTTTCACATTGCCAACGGAGCGCTTCACTGCGTGCCAGGTAAATTTATCTGTCGGCACGGCACCATCAGTAATTATCTCCTCTACCTCCTTCCCGCTTATGCCCTGGCGCATCCATTTTCGCGCGGTGCCAGGTGACAGAACGAGAGGACGACGGTCGTGAATGTCTACCAGACCTTTATCAGCTGCGGAGGTAACAATCAGGAATCCCTCTGCGTCATCGCCGCGCTCAAACGGTGTACTGCCAATGGCAGCCATGAATATCGGCTTCCCGTCCTTTCTGTGAATGAAATACGGCTGTTTCTTGTCGCCTTCCTTCTTCCACTCAAACCAACCATCAGCAAACACGATAGCTCGGCCATGTTGCCATAGCGGTTTAAACATTCTGCTGGTGGCCGCAGTCTCAACCCGTGCATTAATCAGCGGTGGTTTATCCCACCATCCGGGCGCAAATCCCCAGAATACCGGATCCAGATGCAGTTGCTCGTCGCGTTCACTGAGCAGCAGAACTTTGGTACCGGGCGCCACGTTGTACCGGCCTATAGGTTCAGGGTCATAAGCGATATCGCGCTCGGCTTCATCGGCCAGATATGCCAGGTATTCTTCGCGGGTCTGTGCTTGTGCAAAGCGTCCACACATATGAAACCTCCAGTCGGTCAGACTGAAAGTATAGAAGAGGATATGCGAGTGGCTGTTCCGGTGTTTCTTCGAGCGACCTCAACCAATGTAGAAGCTTCACTATTGGGGGTTGCCACTAGTAGCATCATGTTGAATGTACTGGCGTGAAAAAATTGGAATCTTGAAGAAAACTCTTCCCCAAAACTAAAATCAACGTTTTGATAATCAATGAGTTGTAAAAGACAGTTACTGGATTTTTTTGATAGTAGGAAGAATGATAATTTCAACTTTATCAAATGGTTGGTATGTTTTTGGCAATGTAATGCTGCGCCACATGCAGTGGTTCGAAGCGGCGGATCTGATTGTTAAAGGTATGGAAGGCGCGATTGCCGCGAAGACCGTGACCTATGACTTTGAACGCCTGATGGAAGGCGCTAAGCTGCTGAAATGTAGTGAGTTTGGCGACGCGATTATCGCAAATATGTGATAACGATAATTGTTAAAAACTAAAACGGGGACTTAACGTTCCCGTTTTTATTTATTAGCATTCGAACGGTTATCAAAATAATTTATCAAAACTCCCTCAATTCAGACCGCAATAGTAATCTATCCTTTACCCCGATCGTCATGGTAACCTGAGCCCCCCTGAAAGTTGATAGTTACCGGTTTTGATTGTAGTGGTTTTCTTTATGATGTGTGGTTTGGCTATTTTTTGAAAGTGCCTTATCAGATTTGTTGTTATTATCAGGATAATATTTCAATAAAAGGTGATAATTTATAGACTGCAATAGTGGGTAGATTAAGTATTTTATGAAATCATTAGTATGCTTTATTTGCACTTCTACAAGGCGGCTAAGAAGTGTTGAAATATCAGCCTGATAAAGAATACGTCAGCGAAAGTGAATACTATTAGTCGTAAAAATTCAGGAGACATATGCTCAAACCTATCTGCTATAGTGGAAGTGTAAAGGTTCCGCAATATCTGGAAACAGATAAGGAAAAAAATGTCGGACATACTCCTCTGTCTTCAGACATTCAGCAAGTTAAAAATGTTGTTGAAGATGTTCCGCCATTTCCAGAAAGCAGAGCGGCGAGAGGTTCTGTAAGCGCAGCGTACAGGCTTTCTTTTGATGAAGTGTTTTGCGGTCTCAGCAATGAAGAACGTAAAAAGGCGTACGGTCGCCTTTTCGGAAAACAAGTACTTGCACATATTCATTCCAGGTGTCAGCGCGACGCTAACATAATAAGAGAAAAAGCGCTCAGGCGGATAAGCCGTGAGTGTGGTGCCGAAATAGATTGCGCTCTCTTGCTAAATAAGATGGTGGATGTTTTACAAAATGCCCGGCTGACAATAAATTTTAATGCAGCAAAAATTGACTTTGTCTCTCTCTTAAAAAATAAAGAATATCTGAACTCTTATGCATTAGGTTGCAGACCAGGCGATTTACCTGCTTATAATGTCGGACGTGATTCAGTTGAAACTAAAGCATTTGAACTGGAGAAGCTTGCAGATTCACCTTATGCCCCATATGGTCAGACAGGCGGTTTTTCCGTAGCATATACTCCCAATAGTAGAACCTTTAGCCCTACAAGCAGACCAATTTATGCTGCACTGGACTTTCTGAACGGTAAAAATGGAGGTGCCAGCGCCTATGGGAAATCATTTTTTGAATTAAATGATAATGTAAAAACAAATTGTACATTCTCACCTTTTGATACCTACGGCCACAGATTTGGTCTGGATACGAGTAAATTATCTACATTTTGGCATATGGAGAACCTGATCGCATCCTGTCAAAATGATTTTTTTGGTTATAATTGCTTTAAGAGTTTGGTTAAAATGGCTAAGGGCGAAAAGTTTTTAGCTCACTCTAATTATGGTACAGGCTATGAAGGGAATTATATAGAGGCTCATATCCATGGTGATGTATGCTTATTTAGAGATATAAAACACGTTTATTTGTCTTTGCAAGAAAATTCTTACTCGAAAAGTCAACTATATGATTATGCAAAACAAATAAACCAAGCGCTTAATAGAGACTGCATAATATTATATTGACAAGCTTATTATCAGTTTCTTGAAAAGAGCTTTAAATGATCATGAGCGCATATTTCTTGAGGTAGGCAGTAACTGCTTTTATATTTATTAGCTTAGGACCGCTCTGGCAGATACCTGTGTGGCACTTCAGTATGGCCTGGCAAAATAGAGGAATATGGACCAGCAGAAGCGCCTGCTGGCTACTTTTCACTTAAATCGCTGGACTTCACCGGCGCTTCAGATGAAGCGACCTTCACAGTCATCAGGTGGCCTGCATTACCACAGGAGTGATTTACTGGCTATCGATATTCCTGTTCATATCAATGACAGTATTGCGCTCTTTCCCGTACATTCCTCTCCCGACCTGTCGCATGGTCCAGTACATGGCAGTCCTCTTCCACTTCGCTACGTCTAATTTTTTGTTTTTAAGTTGCTCTGTTTTATTACGCTGAATTTGTACCTCAAAACAATAATTTCAAATACTTATTTGAATATTTTTTTTATGATTTTTTCACGAAATGAGTAAAAAACAAAATGAAGAATGAGATACATAATTAATGCAATAAAAAAGGATATCACACCAATTGATGGTCCTGTTTTGTATACGAATAACATGCATAAAAATATAGCAAATAGATCAAGGGAAATATTCGTGATGAAATCAGTAATTATTTTGAAAAAATTCTTCATATTGCCTCTTTAAACTATCTATCTTATTCGTCATTTTTAGGCCGGGCAGTGCTCGAAATTCTCACGTACAACGTATACGCTCCGGTTTCTGCGCGCTGCCCGGCCTTACACTGGCTCCAACAAGTACGCCCTCCGGACCAGGTTCCTGGCGTCACATAACTTCACTTGGTTATCCAAAAAAGACTCAATAAATAAACATCTTGAGTACGAAAAATTACAGTGTCAGAGAATGAAATGGCGATTCGCTGTCTTTAGGCAGTGCTTTAGTACCTGGCACGTGTTCTTTCGCGCTATAATTTTTATCAATGTTTGTATCGCCTACTATTTTTTAAATGTCTGCTGTATTTCGTTCATCTTTTCAGCTGCTTTTTTACGCTGACTTTCAATGTCTTTTCTCGATTGTTCAACAAGTTGCTGTGCTTTTTCGGCTTCTTTTTTGGGGTCGAAAGGTTCTTTGGTCTCATATCCGGCAATAGAACCATCCTTATTTAAGGTCATTACCGCACGTGCTGTATTTTTAGCAGTAATGGTAATGTCATAGACGAATTCGCCATTATGAGCTATCTCTGCTCGTACAACGATATCGCTATCTTCCGTAACGGAAATGATGCCACTGGCGTTAGCGCGTTTAATTGTTTCCTTAATACGCTCTGGTATAATGCTGAAATTGATCGAGTCGAATTTGAATAAAGCTTCTTTTAGTGCTTCTTGTTTTTGCTCCTCTGTTATAGTGCCAAAGATGGTTAAGTTGACAGGCGAAGGTCCCCCCCAGTAGCCGTTGTTAAATTTAAACATCTCTACTTTAGCAGGGGTGTTAACGCTCTGTCGAATGAATGAATACCCGCCCTTAAAGAAACGGACTTCAATAATCGCAAGATTGGCTCCACCTTTTGCGTTGATATTGGCAATAGCTTTTTGCATTTCGGCTTTGTCGTAAAAGAACATTGATTGCTGGTGCTCTTTTTGCTGGATTTCTTGCATGTATTTTTCTTGATTTTTTTCAGCTTCCACCATGGCATCTTTATCGTTATCACAGGCGCTAATTAGAGTTGCTGCGATGAAGGTAATCGGAAGTAAGAGATTTTTATATGTAACATGTATTTTATTCATGTGAAGTATTTCCATTATTTATATAAAATAGATGCCTTAACTAGTCAAGGCTATCCTGGAAACATAGTAATAATACGTATGCATCTCTGCAGTAAGTTTTAGTCATGCTGGTTTTATTTCAGATTTTTACCTGTTACTTTTTGTTCGTAAATAGATATTTTACGTATTGATGATCAACTTAGAACCTATCCCAGTAGGCATAATCGTTAAAGCCAGTTTGGCGAATAAAAGTGACCTTGGCCCAAATTCAGTAAGTGCTAAATCAGAGATCTTCGTCTTTCCGGAGACTTCGGATAAATTCAGCCGGAGTCATGTCATTTAATGATGAATGCGTTCTCTCATGATTGTATTCCCTGCGCCAGTTGCCGAGTTTTTCCTGCGCATCTTCCAGTGACAGGAACCAGTGATTGTTCAGGCATTCATCCCGCAGACTGCCGTTAAATGATTCAATAAACGGGTTATCTGTCGGCTTTCCGGAGCGCGAGAAGTCCATTGTGACGCCGTGTTCATACGCCCATTTATCCAGACTTTTTGAGATAAACTCGCTGCCGTTATCCGTCTGGATTCGTACCGGCAGCCGCTTATCCGGCACCCGCAGTGCCTCCATTATTCTGACCACATCCTCGCCTCTTAACGATTTTCCGGCATGGATCGCCAGGCATTCCCGACTAAAATTATCCACTACAGTCAGCGCCCGAAAACGCCGCCCGTTAAACAGATTATCTGGCACAAAATCCATACTCCAGCACTGATCGACATGCGTCAGGACCAGGCGCTGCTGACGGCGTGCTGCACTGACATGTCTGCGGGGGCGTTTTCTGCGCAGATTCAGGCCTTCCGGACAATAAATCCGGTGGGTTTTCTTGTGGTTAACAGGCCATCCCTCCCGGCGCAACTGAATATGAATACGCGGGCAACCGTAGCGTATCCGGGTTTCCGCTATTTCCCGGATACGCAGGGTTATCGCCCGATCGTCACGCCGGCTCTGCCAGTGGTAAACGGTTCTGATCTGCATCAGCAACCAGCATCCCCGCCGGACGCTGATTCTCATCCTCCTGTTGCCGCAGACGCCGCAGCTCCGTCACGCCCGGCCCGGCAAATTTTTTCTTCCAGTTGTAAAATGTGGCTTCAGAAATTCCCATCTTTCTGCAGACTTCCCCGACGCGGGTGCCAGTTTCAGCCTGTTTCAGGGCAAATACAATTTGTTCTTCGGTATAACGGGTCTTTTTCATGACAATGCGCCTTTCTGTGAGATGGAAGAAAGCCCGGAAACTTCAGTTTAGACTGGTACTGTTTACAGGGGGAAGGTCAACAATAGGTTGACTAAATTGCCAGACACTTTACCTGGAGGGTACAGACAGATTACGCGGGTAGGATCACTACACCGGAAAAAGATTGCCAGTTAATAAGATGTCGTCCATGATTCAGTTGGATGATAATGATTTATTCCCCACTCTTTGATCCTACAATAGTGATCTGATAGTTATCCAGAACGTTCTTGCAAAGAACGGGCTTGTTAAATTATCGTCAATTTCTTAATGAGTTATGTCCTGCTTTGCTGAAAATGAAAACCAGTAGACAGACGACGGCGATCAATACGAGCCGGAAGTACCTGTGTTATTACCGTGGCAGGAATTCTGTAACTGATAAAACAGGTGTGCTTATTATCAGTGATGAAATTTTTTATATATGTATTAATTGCTATTCACAAGTAATTTGAGTGTTTGTTGTGGTTGGTAACATTGTGTTGAAGTAAATCATGATAGACTAGATTTAGATGTGATGAGATATAATAAATTTGTGCTTTGTTAATTATTTTAAATGTACAGGAGAGTAGTATGTATATAAATAAGTTTGTGCCTGTTTATACATTATTAATTCTCCTTTATTCTTTTAATGCCAGCGCTGAGTGGACAGGAGATAAAACGAACGCCTATTACTCAGACGAAGTTATCAGTGAAATACATGTTGGTCAGATAGATACTAGTCCTTATTTTTGCATAAAAACGGTTAAAGCTAACGGTAGTGGTACACCAGTTGTTGCATGTGCGGTATCAAAGCAGAGCATATGGGCACCCTCCTTTAAAGAACTTCTTGACCAGGCAAGATATTTTTATAGTACAGGGCAATCCGTAAGGATTCATGTTCAAAAAAATATCTGGACCTATCCGCTTTTTGTAAATACCTTTTCAGCAAATGCTCTTGTGGGACTATCATCGTGCAGTGCGACACAATGCTTTGGACCCAAGTAAGAGGGGGGAAGAAATAATGAAAAAGTTAATACTCTTAACCTTATCTATAGTTAGCTTTAATAACTATGCAGTAGATTTTGTGTATCGTGTGGACTCAACCCCGCCGGACGTTATTTTTCGCGATGGGTTTTCACTACTTGGGTATAACCGTAACTTTCAGCAATTTATCAGTGGAAGGTCATGTAGTGGTGGAAGTAGTGACAGTCGCTATATTGCAACAACCTCAAGTGTTAATCAAACATATGCTATAGCCAGAGCGTACTATTCTCGCTCAACATTCAAAGGTAATTTATACAGATATCAGATTCGTGCAGATAATAATTTCTACAGCTTGCTCCCATCCATCACCTATCTGGAAACGCAAGGTGGTCACTTTAATGCTTATGAAAAAACGATGATGCGATTGCAAAGAGAGTATGTTTCCACATTATCTATTTTACCCGAGAATATTCAAAAGGCCGTGGCGCTTGTTTATGATAGCGCAACAGGTCTGGTAAAGGATGGTATAAGCACAATGAATTCCAGTTATTTAGGTTTAAGCACTACGTCTAATCCTGGCGTGATACCTTTTCTTCCGGAACCGCAGACGTATACCCAACAACGAATTGATGCATTCGGCCCATTAATAAGTTCATGCTTTTCAATAGGTAGCGTATGTCAATCACATCGAGGGCAAAGAGCTGACGTATACAACATGTCTTTTTATGATGCAAGACCTGTAATAGAACTTATACTTTCTAAATAAATGAAACTTACCTATGTTGCCTATTAAATTAAACAGACCGTTTATTAGTGGTCTGGTTAATATTGTTTATTAAGTTGGCTATCCACTTAAGTTTATATACTTCAATAAGTTTTTTATCAGATTCATTGCATTATCAATCATAGCATTCAGGTACGTATTTTATTAATATTAGAAGGAGTCATTATGACTAAAGATGAAATCTTTGCATCTATCCTTAGTAGAGAAGGCGGTTACGTTGATCACCCTGACGACAGGGGGGGACCAACGCATTGGGGTATAACCCTGACGACGGCCCGGGCTAATGGCTATATGGGGGATATGCGGAATCTTACCCGTAATCAAGCATTAAAAATCCTTGAGGCAGATTATTGGTATGGTCCACGACTTGATCAGGTTGCCATTATCTCTCACTCTATCGCAGCTGAGCTTTGTGATACTGGTGTGAACATGGGACCCTCAATCCCGATTAAGTACTTCCAGCGTTGGCTTAATGTTTTTAATGATCAGCAAAAAATTTATCCGGATTTGATAGCAGATGGTCAGATTGGGCCACGGACGCTTTCGGCACTAACATTTTTTCTCTCTCACCGGAGAGATGAGGGCGAAATGATACTTATCCGGGCATTGAATTGTAGTCAGGGACAACGCTATCTGGAGTTAGCTGAAAAGCGCCAGGCGAATGAGTCATTTGTTTATGGATGGATAAAGGAACGGGTAAGGTTGTAATCCCCTTACTTACCACTATGGCGGTTTGTGATGATAGCATATAATGATATATTCACACAGAGAACTGGTGAAAGCCACTAAGTCTTATTATTACTATATTAAGGCGTCAGGTTTTTCTATAGTTCTTTGTGTGTTAAAAACGAGAAATTAATTATGTTGTATGGTATGAGAATGATAGTATTTCCAGCCAAATATTCTTACGGCTAAATACATTATTATCCTTTTCCATCTTGGCACGCCCAGAACTTTCATTCCATCCAGGAATATGAGATCGGACTCTTTTCTGTTACGTAATGGATAATGATACAGGTAGTCATGAATGATTGCCGCTTTGGCATATTCACCATCCGGTGGTAATAATGACCAGAAAATACGCGGAACAGTGGCAAGGTCGGTAACGAATCCTACCGGTACTTCAATGACATCATTTTTATCTTCACTGAGATAAAACCTGAATGGCTCATAAACACGCCATTTATAATGACCTAACATTTCCATAATTGCTGGACTGGTAAAACAACTCATAATTTTACCTTATAATAAATATATATTCTGCACCTTACGCTCAAAGTACATGTCGTCAACGCTATTTACTCATTAACAGCTTCGTGCCAAAAAGGCTACGGGATAATGATCAGAAGCGAGTTGTGGATTACGTAATGCTTCAACCCTTTGTGAATAAGGTGCTCGATCGACAATGACCCCATAATCTAAAATACCACCGCCAATTTGCGTGGGTTCTGTAGGTGCGAGTACGGCTACAACTCGTTCCAGATGCTCAGTCATCAGGTCATTTTCAAGTCTGTCTGGGCTGCGATTAAAATCCCCGGCAAGAAACCAGGATAAATGCCGCATCTGAGGTTGTCTAAAAAAATTAATGGTAACCCTGACAATAGCTGCAGCATCCGGACCTCCACTAGCCAGTGCGTGCGCTGTCAGAAAAACATCATTACCCAGTCCGATGCCAATGACGGGGCGAGATGCGACAGTTGTCGGACGCAAGACATAAACATTATCCGCTCTTTGTCTGGAAACTATTGCCAGATTAACACGGCGCGCTCCAACATCAATAGCCGAGTGGTAGATATATCTTATATCCTGACGGCTGGTGGTTCCGAGATTCCAGGTGTATTCATCAATGGGAATACCCACTCCAAAAGGCTGAATATGTCGTCCGGTAGGAACCGCTGAGGTGGGAACAGCACCGGCCTCCTGTACCATAAGAATATCCACACCGGCAGTACCACTTAAAAGCTGTCTGACATTGACATTCCATTTACTTTCTGTAGATGCTGAAGAGCCCTGAAGATTCCAGGTCATAACTTTGTAGTCACTGATATTAGCGCAGGCAAAAGAAATATAGCTGCAGATGATCATGGTCAGAAGGAAAAAAACAGGTTTTTTCATGATATCTACTCTCCCGATTATTACTTCTTTATCTGAATGATATATGTGTTCATAACCCATTGTTTCATGACGTTGATTTTATTCTGGCAATGCCTGACTTGTTTCTGGTTCTATGTCTTGTGCAGATAGTAAGATACATAGTCTAACGTCAATAAAACTAAAATAGATGTCTATTACAGAGGTAAAATGATAGTTTATTCAGTACAATCAATTAATTATTGTTAATACCAAAGAGACAACTATAGATAAACAACTAACTGAATTTAAAACTACATTCACTTATCTCATTGTAACTGTATTGGGTTGATTTATATGCGGAAATAGAGATTCGATATCATTAGTACTTTATAAGTAAACATAAATTTTTAATTACCAGAATTATTATATCCCTGTGTGGAAGGTAACATTTCATCTATTCTCATTCTTGTAGTGACACAGTAAATTTGGTCACCTGATTAAAGGTGATATTCTCACCTCAACACAAAACAGGTGACTTAATGAACAAGAAAACCGGACAAATTAATGGATACATCTTGAACGACTACAATAGCGTCACACCTCACCATTATAACGGTGCACTGATGCCGGAAGAACCTGAGAACAGGTACCGTTTTTACTGTAAAACCGTGACCAATATTATCGATGCGCAGCAAAACGTATAATTCGTTGATAGCGCTTACAGGCGTGGCACTGGGCAAAACGTTCAGTGGCAAGGACCGGCGCTGGAGCAGTCGGCATTTGGCAAATAGCATATTGACCACGCGATAAACGCCAACTTCCGCTACATGTTCTGAGTGGTGGCGTTTGCGTTATATCGTCACAGACAGCGCCTCAGGGCGCTGTTTTCGATCGGATATGTCGCTTTCGCAGGAGGGGACGTTATTCGGCGACCAGCCACATATTAGCCTCTTCAAACATCTCTTCCAGCATACGGTGCAGCCGTTCTTTCTCGGTTTTTGTACAGTCACTGTTTAATGCGTTCGCCTGCATTGGCTTAACTTTCACTTGCGCATCGGGAAAAAGTTGATGTACACGTTTTGTGAGTTCATTGAGGATGATTTCGCGTGCGCCTGGCAAACCTTCAACATTTCGCTTGTCATAAACGAGTTCGACGAACATCGCCATTTCCTTTTTACTGGTTGGATGACCAGGATTTAAGCTGGGTATATAACCTGTGTCAAGGTTTAGCCGCCGTTTTGTCATCCTGACGTCGCGGACGTAAAGTAAATTGGCCACACGTGGAAGTAAAGGTCGCTAACCTGTTGTCGTGTCATGAGGTTAGCGGCTCTCTCTTCACAGCGGTGTCCTGCTACCTGATGGTAAATTCCAGGGCGCGACTAAAATCGCAATCGGCCAACACAACAGGGTCGCCTTTTCTGACAATAATGCTATTTGTGCCCAGGCATTTTCGGCTCTGTTTCCCCTTAATTTTGTTATCATCAGTGAGCCAGCGCTGGTTATCATTACCCGTGCATGAATAAAGAATGATTGGCGTGCCTTCTTTCGTACCCTGTCCTGCAGCATCCAGACATTTCTCACCCTGCATTATTCTGTCTCGGTGAAATGAGAAAAGCTGAGATTGCACATGCTTACACTCCCGCAGCGTCAAACGATTCTGTTGATCTGAGCCTGTATCAAGGCACAGACCATCAGTTGTCCGAATTTTTTCCGCGTCATTTATGTAATAACCACCGGAATTAATCTGGTTTTGTGTAATGACCGGGAACGACAAATTAATACTATAAGGTGCGGGTAAGCCGTTCGTCGTACATCCAGATAAAATAGAGGAGAGGCAGAGAACCAGTGTAGTTTTTCCTGAAAGCAAAGTCATTCAATTATTACCCTAAAAATAAATAGCGTTACAACTATATTGGCGATTTATACCCACTGAATATGACGTAGCATTGAGCGGCAATAGAGATAATTCCGATAGAATCACATAAATACTTCGGTTAAATGCGCGCAGCCAGCCACTCCTGTGACGATGGGTATATAGCGTTAAATACTTTTGCAATATTAGATGCTATCACAGTGAAAAACGGCTGTACATTTCTTCACGTTAAACAAAGTGAGAAGGGGGCTGACACCCGATATATGATAAGAGAGGTCACGGGAGTCATCAGCAAAATAAATCCTTTAGATTTTCGCCACTGAAAACATTCTGCAGCCTTTCAGGCAAAGCCTCATAGCAGACTGCGGAGGTATACGGGCTCGCTAAATTTTTCTGAAAAAATGCCGAGGGACGAATTATGAAAGATAAACGTTGGCGGCGGTAGGTCCGCGGAGGCCATTAATACGACAAAACTCAACGCGTATACCGGGGATAAGCGCTTCTGTTTCGTGTTGGCGACATGCTGAAATGTGGACCTGAACATCTTTGCGTCCATCGGAGGGGGTGATGAGACCTTTACCGCTCTTACAATCAAAGGTTTTGACAATTCCTGTCATTTTACGAGACAAATAAATTCCTTAATGGGGATAACGAGGCGCACTATACACGTCAGGATAAATAATGCCAGCTATATTTGATGGCAATCAAGATTTCCGGACGGCTAAAAGTAGTCGTTCGGCACCATTGTAGATAAAGAACATTATGTTCTGGAGAAAGTATTCCCTTTCCTGGCGTCATTGACTGGTGCGGACATCATGGGTTTTGTCGTCGGGCAGGACGGTGAACTAATCTGCCTGGCTTGCTTTTTATCGGTACTTGCAGGCGGTTGCGGGGTTTTACTACCAAAATCGTAGATAAAAATTTCCCATGATGCCTGTTGTAAACCAGAACAATGGTCTGAACTGGCCAAAACATGGAATGAAAAAATAAGTAATGACCAAAGTATAAAAGCATGATGTTTCATAACGCCTCCTGTTATACGCAATGACTTGTGAAGTTCATCTCCAGAATTATGGAACGTCATTGGCATTTTTTATTCAACGAAGAGTTAACCATTCTTAATAATAATGGGTTTTATAGAGAAATAGACTTTTTTATCGGGTTTTCAATATTTGCGTCCGTTATTATTTTTCTGGAATGTAAATTCTCTCTCAACACAGGTGATATTTATATTGTAATTGTGGTATTGATTCTATTCTTATAACAAGAAATGTTGTAACTGATAGATATATTAAAAAGGTTAAATCGGAGCAGGAATAAAGCGTGCTGAGCATCATAGTGAATATGGTTACGGCACCAGCGATGGCATATAACGGTATTTCGGCTGGAGCGTCAAGTGAGGGCTGTGAAGCACAATGAGATATGTTCTGGTTATATGGCGAGTTTGCTTACTGATATGTTTCTAGTCGCGCGGCGTCAGTTCTCTTAGCATGGTTGTTGGATTTTTCTTTAAATATCAAAAGGTTACGTGGTGAATTTATTGTTCCATAGTGGCTAAACACTTTATAGTTTCTGTTAAATATATATGCGTGAGAAAAATTAGTATTCAAATCTATAAAAGTGAGATGACATTGTAGAACCGGTTACCTTAAGGAGCGATAGAGAACTTCGGTAGTAAAAATCTCTTTCAGGAAGTAAACGTATCAGGAGCGATAGTGGTGAATTATTCGTGGTTTTGTCGATTCGGCATAGTGGCGATAACTGAATGCCGGATCGGTACCGCAGGTGTTTAAACACACCGTAAATAATAAGTAGTATTAAGGAGTTGTTATGAAAAATATTATTTTATCCACTTTAGTTATTACTACAGGCGTTTTGGTTGTAAATGTTGCACAGGCCGATACTAACGCCTTTTCCGTGGGGTATGCACAAAGTAAAGTTCAGGATTTCAAAAATATCCGAGGGGTAAATGTGAAATATCGTTATGAGGATGACTCTCCGGTAAGTTTTATTTCCTCGCTAAGTTACTTATATGGAGACAGCCAGGCTTCCGGGTCTGTTGAGTCTGAAGGTATTCATTACCATGACAAGTTTGAGGTGAAGTACGGCTCTTTTATGGTTGGGCCAGCCTATCGATTGTCTGACAATTTTTCGTTATACGCGCTGGCAGGTGTCGGCACGGTAAAGGCGACGTTTAAAGAACATTCCACTCAGGATGGCGATTCTTTTTCTAACAAAATTTCCTCAAGGAAAACGGGATTTGCCTGGGGCGCAGGTGTACAGATGAATCCGCTGGAGAATATCGTCGTCGATGTTGGGTATGAAGGAAGCAACATCTCCTCTACAAAAATAAACGGCTTCAACGTCGGGGTTGGATACCGTTTCTGA